TGAACTCCTCAAGCTCTTGCTCCTCCTCATAGGACATCCTCCTGATCTCCCATGCCGATCTGAGGCGCTCATACTGGTCTACATTTTTGTTAGTCTCTCTCTTATATGCTCTGTATTGCATTACCTCTCTGAGCTTGGTCTGCTCATTTAGTCCTCTTATCATTGCAAGGAACTTGTGCCAGTGCAGATCAGGTACATCAAAGAGGTCTATCCCATATTGTCCGAGTATTGCCGCATATATCAGGTCAGCATCTATCTCCCAGTCTATGACTATGATGTCATCATCCTCTGATATCTTCCTTGGTAGCTCATTGTGTGGCCTTGAAAATGCCAGGAGCTCCTCAAGAGTAGGGTTGTGCGGGACATCATTCTTAAAGAGATACTCTATGGGAAAGTCATCACCCTCTCTCCAGTTAAGGAGCTGGGTCTCAAACCTCATCCATGTCCGGTAGTCTGTATACACAGAAAAAGCCCTACCATGACAGGTTACTGTGTTAGGCAAAGCTTTTGTCAGAGTCATTTTTTAATATCCTTAATACCGTCTGTGGCCTTTATAAGCTCAGTGACCTTATCAAGCGGGATGTCATCTATGGTCTGCTGGACCTTTGTCATGTTGTACTCATCCACAGGTCTGTCATAGGCATCTATAATCTTTTTAGCTGTTATGGTCAGGACTGACAGGTCCATCTCCTCCAGCTTGTCGGTGCCAAGGAACTCCTTAGCCACCTCTTTACCAAGGATATCTACAACAAAGGTGTGCACCTTCTTGTACTTGTCTCTGATACTGATGTCCTTGTTGGTATCTACCCTCTGGAGTGCCTCTATCTTTTCCACTACCTTGAGGGTCTTACCGGGCAAGTCATAGCTCTGCATATCATCAGAAATAATCGTATAAACCATCATTCTATCTCCCTTCGGTGTTTGAGTGCCTGTTTAAGCCTCTGAGAATACAGGATTATTGTTATCATCCACTGTAGCTGTACCCTTGGTGATGTTACCGAAAGCAATATTCCAGTAGATCTTTTTGTCCTGCGAGTTAAAGTTTGTGATAGTCAGTGTTGACTTAGGACAGAGCCATGCATGGTATGATGCTGTAGATCCTGTACCGATATTCCGAGGGAATACTATCAGGGTAGGTCTCTTTGCATCTTCTCCAGTAGGGAGCTCATAAAAGAGCTGCTCCATGAACTCATACATAGCATTACCCTCTACAGTTACTATCTCCTGATCCATAGTGGGTTTATACTTATCGAGCTCTGTTACCGTATTATCATCATCAATAAAGTCATAGTCTACAGTTGCAGCATTGAGCTGGAGATCAAACACTGTGGACTTATCTATCCTTGTCCATGTGTAGGAGCTTGTGCTGTCTCCTGTGTCCATGAATATCAATGACTTTGACCTGTTAAGAGTGGTTAATGCCATTTTTTTATCCCCTTTCTCTGAGATATGTGATACTAAGTGATATTTGATACAGGATCTCCTGATCCGTTGTCTCCATAGGATAAGGGCACCCTGTTATCTGCACATCCTGTATGGTCCTATTGCCGGTCAGCTCCGGATAGTCATGGTTATAAATATAATCATCTACCGCATACACAAAGGACTCCATCTGCTCCTCTGCATCCTCTCTCTCCGTCTCTGACATTGAGTCGAGTCTGCCATAAAACTGATAAGCCTCTGTTATCAGGTAGCTACCGTCTATATTTTCCTCAGTGCTCCTTGCCGGAGATCTGAAAAGACCATATTTGTCTGAGCCATCACTCAGGTGGTTAGTGTGTATTGTAAAGCCCAGCCCCTCAAACATTTCAACTATTGCGGCTGATATTGTCTTGTTAGCCATTAGTCAACCTCTTGGCACCGTCAAGGATCTTGTCCCTATATTGTGCTTTCATTCTGTCAAACCAGTAGTTGCCTCTCTGCGGAGCCTCTTGGAAATTAGCGGGCATGTAGTACCATCTCCTTGCATAGGGAGTTGACCACTTGACCTCTCCACTACCGATCTGTGTGTTTATAATGCCTGAGTTTATAAGAGCTCCTGTATCTTTGGGTATCATAGGCTCACATAGTTGTAGGCATTGCGTATCTATGAACTGCTGAACCCTGCCACCTTTGTCCATACCATGAGTCCTGAGGATCATCTCACCATCATATTGGAACTCATCAAAAACAAAGTGATTAGCCATATTACTTACCTACTGTGACCTTGATATTCTTAAGGTAGTCCCTGTTACTGTTGTCATTGACACTCTGGATGACCCCGCCCTTGTTCCTCCTGATGACCTCTGTCAGCTTAAATACGGAGGCGCTTGATGTACTTGGCATATCCGAGACTACTCCCAAGAGGATAGCATCCTCATCTTGGCTGGGATCTAATCTGAGCCCCTCATAGGTGCCCTCCGGAAAAGTGATAGTTGCATGTGGGTCCACCTTGACCCGCCCATTGTTATTGAGCCTGTCAGCCTTATCAGACCACTGTACACCCTCTACCACAGTCCTGCTCCATGAGGAGGTAGTCTTGTTGTAAATTGTGACTGTATCTGTAAATAAGGCCATTAGTATGCTCCTACCAGTCCAGATCCGGACAGCCACTGCCTTATGCAGCCTCTCATCTCCTCTGTCAGTTGCTCTCTTGTCTGTGCCTCTGCGGCATAACTCTCAGAGTAGCCATCATTTGAGATGCTGGTGATACCCTTACCTTTACCGGAGCGGGCATCCTGTGTCTGCTTGTCTATAACATTGCAGATGCAGTCCTGCAGGACATCATATCCAAAAGTGTCTGAGGTGATCTCTTGCCACCTCACAGGACCTATGACAGATCTGACCTCCTGCTCAGCAAGTGCCTCTGCAGTGTCAAACTCTGTCTGGTCCGTTATGACGTTGTGAAGGGAGCTATAATAGCTCCAGTCAACTATAGCAGCCATACAGCTCCCTCCTTATTATCAGTGAACTACTACCTGAGCGGCTGATGTTACCTTAAAACCGCTGTTCATCTCAACCTGAGCCTTAGATCCGTTAAAGTTTTCACTATCAATGATCCTCTGTACATCAAGGTTTGTGACGATGCTGAGAGCCTCTTTGTTGTACATGATAAAGTCAACACCTGAGAAAGATGCTGTTACAAGAGATCCTGCTGCATTGTAGTACTTGCCATCACTTGCTGCGAGGCCAGCACACTCAATGACTGTGAGACCAAGCCACTGTCCTACAGCGCCTGTCCTATTGATATACTCATTAGCCTGAGGGATGTACTCTGATCCAGCTGCCTCAAGGATGCATGCGAATGTATCCGGAGATGCAAGGAGGACATCAGCTGAGCCCTTAGCTGCTACTATCTGCTTGCGGGCATCAATGACTGCCTTTTTAACACTGTTCTTTGTGATAGATGCTGTAGAGCTTGCTGTAGTACCTTCTGTTACAAGGCAAGCAAGTCCTGCTGCGTTCCAAGCCTCTGCGACCTCTGCGATAGCTACCTTGAGCTCTTCATTTGCAAGGTTTGCAGATACAGCTGCAGCCTGTACTCCGTAAATCTTCTTTGACTGCTGGAAATTGTTGTTAAGTACTATCTGGATGAGGCTGTCAGATGCCGTTACATCCGAGAAATCTCTGCCGGGTGTGCCTACTGTTACAGCAGCTGTATCAAGTTTGTGTACATAGATACCACCTGCAGGTCCGATCTCATATTTGTCTGTGAAAGTCTTGCCCGGTGCAAATACCGAGTTGTAGTAAAGATTAGGCTCAAAAATTGAGCTATAGCGCTCATCAACATGAACATTACCGTATGAAACTGCCATAATTTTCTCTCCTTATCGTGTTATCCGTTGTTGGTAGGATGATAATAAGGGTTGCCCTTATATAACTCATCCAAAGTGTTGCCAGGTCTGGCCGGAGTCTTGATAGTCCCTATGGGAGATCCTGTAGCCACCGGCTGTGCCTCAGGTGCTCCAAACAGCATCTTGCTGTCCTCAGCCTCTGCAAGTGCCTTGAGCGCCTTGGTCATGTCCTCCTTTTGATTTTGTGAGCTCTTAAGAGCATCCACATCAAGCAGAGCGGTTATGGCCTTGACGTTCTTACCATTTGCCTCAGCTATTGCACCTTTGAGCAGATCATTAAAGTCCCTGTCAGCTATCTTAGCCTCATACTCTGACTCATTCTTGGCTATCTGGTTGTTGAGCTCCTCTATCTTCTTATTGAGCTCCTCAACATTGACACCCTCAAAGCCCTTGAGTGCCTCTTTTGCCTCATCAAGTGATGCTGTGAGGCTGTCCACCTTGTCTTTTTGCTTTTGCCAGTCAGCTATGGGCTTATAATTCTCCTTGACTGCCTCAGCTATCTTTTCCTTGGCACCTTCTGCTGTCAGGTCTACTGTCTCAAGTATTTTTTCAATGTTCTGCATGATATCCTCCTTAAATGACTTGTTGACCGCACTTTCTGCGGTAGGGAAATGGCCTTTAACAGGAGTTGCACCTGTCTGACAAGGTTGGGGAGCCTGTCATGCACTGGCAAGGCGCTGCTGGGGATCGAGGTATATGATCCGGATATAAAGAGGGCCGTAAAATGACTCTTGTTATCTTAAGAGGCACCGGGAATGATGGACCAGTGCCCCGGTGTATGTTATATCCCACCGAAGGGAGTACACCCGTTATCCAATTATTATAATAACACATGTATTTTATATTACAAGTGTTATTTTGCGATTTTTAAGCGGTCAGCCTTAGTCCTGAGCCCTGCAGCGGCACTAAACTCCTTATATTGCTCTGTTTTCTGCTTGAGCCTCTTGTCTACCTTGTCCACTACCTTGCTGTCTGGCTTTCCACTGTCTATCTGTGCCTGTTTCTCCCGCTTAAGCTCTCTGATCTGCCGCTCCATCTCTCTCTGCCGCTGAGTAGCCTCATACATGGTGTACTCTCTACCGTCTATCTCCTTAGGCTCCGACTCATGGAACTCCGGCAAGACACTGGAGCCCTCCCAGTACGGATAAAAGTTATGAGTACAGTTGACACCCTTGAGACCGTCAACCTCTCCATAGCCTGTGACAGTGAAAAAGTCAGGATACTCTGCTGTGGGTGTGCCTGAGTATGTATAGACATGCCCCTGCCACTCTGCATGCTCTGGCCTTGCACCATCATGAGCATCTACATATACCAAGTCCACTCCTGTCCTTTGGATGTTCTCCTCTGTGACTTTGCCGGCAAGCTGGGACACTGTGGTCCTGACTATCATCCTGGCACCTGTGTCAAGGTTGTAGGATCTCCCAGAGGCATAGTCTATTGCCCTGAGGCCGCTCTTAGCCAGTGAGTGTATACAGTCATTGACCGCTTGCTGGTATGAAAAAGTCCCTGTGGCTGTCTTGAGCACTGCGAGGTCCATCTCCCGTTGGAAAGCATTGAGCACTCCCACAGAGCCAAGATCTGTACCCTTAAAGCCTGATGTCCTTGTCAAGTTGCGGAGGCTCTCATTTGTCTGCTTTTTGAAAGCATCCATAAGCTGGGACAGGGAGGAGGGCTTGCGGAGGTCTATGCCTTGCTCAGCCCACATCTGCAGGTCATCATTCCATGCCATATCTCCTGCCTCAGCTACCAGCTTATTGCCGGACCGCTGAGCCTCTTTGACTGTGGCCTTGATCTCCTCTTTGACCATCATCTTGTACTCTTTGGTATTTGCCGCTAAAAAGGCTTGATACTCAGGATCTGATGAGACCATAGCCATGACCTCTGCCCTGATCTTGACCGGACTGTACCCTTGTTGATACATAAACTTGGCCTGTAGCTCAGCTGTCTCTGTAAACCGCTCAGCCTTGCGGAGCCTCCGGGCTATATCCCCTATGACCTCCCGCTCAAGGTCTGAGTACAGTTTTATTATGTATTTTTCTGTCAGCAGCTCTATCTGCTCCGGTGATAATGCCATCAGTCACCCTCTATAAGGTCCTCATCATCTATAAGCTCTTGGTCTGTCAGCTTGGCGGCCTCCTCCTCTGAGAGGTTGTATTTTTCCATGAGATACCACATTTTGATCTGCGGGATCTCTGGGAACTGGAGGGCATCCTGTCTCATGCTCTCAAGCTTAGATACCTTGTCCTCTATGTAGGAGTCATCAAACTGGACCTGTATATCCTCCGGGACTACCCATGATGTGCCATTGAACACATTGCTAAACCAGATGATAGCCTCACAGATCTCAGTGATGTAGTCTACTGCACAGCCTCTCTGCTTATTAAGCTCCTGCATGCAGTCCTGCCGCTCTCCGATATACTCAGATGCTGTCTTGACCTGCCCATTTTCAAACGTGTACTTTTTAGTGCCATAACCAAAGGACATAGACAGCAGGGACAGGCAAGTCTCAAAGATCTTGGTCACTGACTCGATCCTGAGCTCAGGGTTGTATTCATAGATGAGACTATCCTGTGTAGGGAGTTTTTCACCCAGTAGGATAAACTGCTCCTGCTGTTTTTTGGTCAGATAAGCCTTACCATTGACATCCTGCTGGATACAAGCAAGGAGCTCATTGATAAACATCATCTTTTCACCCTTATCAAGGTCACTAAAAAGGATGTTAAAGCTCAGATCAAGAGCCTTAAGCACAGGTATGGAGCTGTAAAGCTTAGGATAGCCATATCCCTCCATGTCTGTGATGTTGTTGACCTCTGCACTGGTCATGACCGCAAAGGGTTTTACATCTCCCAGCTGTATAGAGGATCTCTTATCTGTATTCTCACTACCGTCTACAAAGTAGTAGGTGTCACAGGTATATATGCCCTTGTCATCATGCGTAAAGACCACCACAGTGTATGTCTCATGACCATCATCCAGTCCCTGTCCGACAAAAGCACACTCAGTGATCTCATCATTGACTACCGTAATAGGTGCCACACACTCACCATCCACATAGTTGAGCCTTATGTCTCCACCTACTATCCTGTTATCCTCTAATATGGTGGCCTCATCCAGTCTCAGATAGCACCCTACTGTGCCGGAGGCCGCAAGCTTTTCCAGTTGTTTACGGTACATAATGGTAAAGCGGTTGTCCTTGAGGATCTCATTGACACCATCAAACTGGTCATCACTCTCTCCGGCATTGATCTCCACTATCTCGCAGAGGTTGGCATCATCTGCACAGCACCTCTTGGCAAAATTCATGGAGTTGATAATGTACTTGACTCCGTTGACGTTCATCCTCTCATGGAACTCTGTAGCCTTGTTAGCATACCAGTCATCACACTCTCTGATGATATTCTGAGCCTTGGTATTGTAGGGTATCCCAAGCTCACTGAGGATATCCTGTAGTGTCTCTGTTTTCTGCATCTTTTACTCCTTATCGTGCTAAGTCTATATACTCCACAAAATCTATCCAGCTATAACAAAAGGCATCATACCAGTCATTACAGTTGCCTATATTCTTATCCTCCGGGATAGTGGGCTTTTTCTCATCCCAGCGCATGGAGGACAGAGCCTTGATGATGCTGGTGCACTCCCTACATATCCGGAGCCTGTTAGTGTTAAAGAGCAGGTCTATGGTCTTAGGCCGCTCTGATATCTCATTTTTTCGGCATCCGCTTATGCCTCTGGTGGGTAGACCTGAGGCTTTAGCAGCCGTTATGATACTGTTTATCATGGTAGTGCTGGCACTGTCCGGAAAAACCCAGTCAACCCTGCCATACCGCTCCATGCAGTGTCTGTAAAATGCCACAAACTCCTCACAGATCCTTGCGGCATCTATATTCTCTGTCAGAGGGAGCCCTCTCTCCTCAAGTACTGTGAGTTGCTTATAATTCTGCTGATAGCCTGTCAGACACATGGTAGTCATAGAGCCATTGCCACCAAAGTCCATACCCATGACCAGATGTGACCATACTTGGCCTTGTGTATCTGCCCTGTCCACAAGGTAGGGCTCTGGGTTATCGGCAAAATATCGAAAAATAATTCCGGAGGCCAGTACCCACTTGCCAAGGATAAAGCGGTCATAAAACACACCACTATACATCCTCTTGTATCTGTCCCGCACCTGATCTGATAAGCTTGGGTTGTCATCCATGATAAAGTGCAGGTGCTTGAGCCTCTTCTCATCAGCCTTGTCTATCCATTGCAGCTTAAAGTAGTGGTCTGGTCCCTCAGGGTTACAGTTAAACCACATCTTTGAGCCTGTGACCGAGCATCTACCTGTGGCTTGGTTGACAAAGCTCTCCGGCATGAGTGCCACCTCATCCAAAAAGACACCCGCAAGTGTCATACCTTGTATCAGATCCTGTGAGCTCTCATCCTTACCACCAAAAAGGTAGTAGTCATTGCAGACAGCTCCGTCTGATATTGTGAGATAATTCTCAGACCTGTGCTCTGTGACTGATAGCCTTGGTCTGCCTATGCTCTCCAGTAGATCCTTGAGCGGCCTGATAACATTCCTCCGGAGTGACTGTATGGTCTTGCCACATAGCGCAAAGTTTTCGTCTTGGAACTCAGTCATTGACCAGATAATAAAGCCAAGGCTCATGCTCATGGTCTTGCCGGATCTGATAGCACCGTCACAGACTATACCGTCTATCAGATCAGCATCCGGAGCGCTCCACCATGTGAGTGTGTCTATCTGTTTGGGACTGAATATCATCACTCATCCTCATCATCTTTGTGCTTGGTGCTCTGCTGGATGATCTGCAGGAGATCTATGAGGTCTGTACTCTCTCCTCTGGAGACCTTCTCTCCGGCATACTCTAAAATAAGGCGGGCACATTTCTCAGAGCCATCTATAGCCGCCCTGATCTGCCCCGCCATGAGCATGTCTATGCCTGTCTCATTCCCCTCATACTTTTGGCCCATGAGCTCATACTGTTTGATCTGCTTGGGTGTCAGTTTCATGCCCAGCAGTCTCTGAGCTGCAGCTTGAGCAGAGCGCCTCTCTCTAAGCACCTGCTTACCCTTCTCTCTATCCTCATCAGTTAGCTTGTGGGCTTGTGGTATTAAGTTGTTTAAGCTGGCCTGTGCCATTTTCCTCTTAGGCATCCACTGCACTCCATTTCATACCGTATCGGTCCACTATTGCGTAAAAGTCCTCAAAGTCATGCCCTACTGTCCCATATACAATGCCCTTTTTGGTGTTCTTGATCTCAATATGCCTGAGCTCATGCTCCAGCAGGATCTTAAACTGTGCCTCTGTCAGCAGAGCTGTGTTGGGAGTGTATATGGTTATGATGTAGTCAAAGTCAGACAGAGCCTTGTACTGTTCCGGGACAGGCTTGATGTCAGCAAAGACCAGCCTACCCTCTGCCTTTTTGTATTTCAGACAGTCAAGGACACAGATCTTGGGCTGAGCCACCCTTATGTCCATAAAGTCAGGCTCCTCAGCCACTATGCTCCACACTATCCGCTCTGTCTCTGTGTTTCTTTCGTACTCCATATCAAAAAACAAGTGTTATTATCTGCTAATTGAATAATAACACCTGTTTTCTGACATTTCAAGTATATTGCTACTCTGCAGCGGGCATCTGGATGATGTTCTTATCCGGCATGATGATCTGTCTGCCTATGTGCCCACATTTGACCTTAGGGTCACAGCATACCTCAAAGCCACACTCAGAGGCTCTCTTGATAAAGCTCAGGTCCTCTCCTCCTACTCCGTTGACCGGGAAAAAGCACCCGCCAAACTTTTCATGCACTGCCTTGATAACTTTGGTTTTCATGAGCATACATCCAAAACCTGCCGCTGTGACGTTAAAGAGCCCCTCCTCCGGATAGTCCAGATATGGCACCAGCTTATCTCCGTCAAGCTTATAGATGCAGGGAGTGTATGGTGGTGTCCTCTTGTAATAGATCCCAGTACACATGTCCTTGTTGTGGCTCATAAGTACCCGGATGATGTTGGGTGCATATACTATGTCCGAGTCTAGCCACATAACCCAGTCCATCTTGGAGGCCAGTGCATCCATTGCTATCTTATCTCTGGCATCATAGACCAGTGACTCACTGATGATGTCCACTTGACCGTCAAACTCCAGCTGCATCATGCACTTTACAGCCTCTATGTCCATACTGCCCATTGTGGGCATACCTACAAGTATTTTGCTCATTGTTTATCCTCCTCAAAAAAAGTTAGTTTATAATTCTCAAGTGCTTTAACAAGGTTATTCCGATCTGTCACTACATCTGCAGCACTGGGTGTGGTCTTGACAATATTTATAAGACTTTTTACATACATCTCTGCTATTTTTTGAGCCTCACTATGTATTTTTTGTTTTTCTTTTTTTGACTTCTCCTCTGCCTTTGCTTTTCTCTCCTCGGCAAGACAGTCATAACACATATAAGTATTATTACCCCTTAAGCTTGTATAACGTCTTAATTTCCCACACTTTACGCACTCACACCAATATATAAGCCCATGAGAGCCTACATCCACTTTTTTTAATGTGCTTGGACATCTCATATTACATGTATCTCCTTTCCTGTCTGCTCCCAGATGTATATCAATGAGCTTGGGTCTGTATACAATACATCAGCCACACTAAATGCTATCCGGTAGTCCTGTGTTCTATCCAAGAGGCCAAGCCCTTGGTCTATATAGTTTTTCTGAAATCTGCCATACTCCTCAACAAACTGAGGCCGCATAGTCAATATTGTGGGTTTTATCAGAGGGTGCTCTCTCCATATCAGCACACTGTCAGGATCAGAGCTTATGTCTGCTATAACCTGTCCGATCTTGACCATCTCTCCCGCTGGATCTCCCAAAAAGGGTGCTATGGATGTAGTCAGCAGGACCACCCTCTTGCCCTTGATAGCCCTTTTCCACTCCTCCGGCACTGTGATATTGTCCATGTACAGGTCAAACTTGGGAGACCCAAAAGTCACACACTTGGAGGCTATAAGCTCCACCTCCTCCTCTGTGGCATCTTCCTGCCGGAGCTGTTCCTTAAAGGACTCCACTACCTGTTCATTCTCTGTAAAGACTACATCCACATTGACCAAGCCCGGAGTGATGAGGCATATTGTGCCTACACCATAGGGTACAAGTGCCAGGCATCTGGATAAGCCCTTTAAGCGGTCACTGTAAAATGCCGGATGTACAGTAGTCACATAATTAGCACTGTCATAAGGGTTGTGTATCAAAATGGCATCATACTCACCTTTTTGAGGCTTTTTTTGATATCCGACTACAGGCCCACTACAAGCCACATCAGAAAAATCATCCAAAAACCACTTAACATCACCATTCTGCTGCCCTTTGAAAGTGTACGGTATCGGCATGATGTCAGCAGAGCACCCCTCTGTGGAGTTGGCTATCTTGTAGATCCCGGCAAAGGAGTCCCACATGTCCCGCTTATATGGGATGATGAGGATCTTGATCTGAGAGCCCAAGTGATCCTGTAGCCAGTGGAATATCTTGCTACTGTTTGTCTCTGGCATTGCACCCTCCTCTCTGATATGACCGGTACACCTCTCTGGTAGTTGCAAGGGCAAGTACCTCAGGGACCGTCTTGTCATACATCTTTGCTATGGAGTCCACATACTCTCTAAAAGTAGGGTCATTGTCATAATATGCACTCATCTCATCCTGTAGAGTCAGTATCATGCCTTACCTCCGATCTTGACATGGAGCTTGTCAGCCAGCTTGTACAGGCGGGCTATCTTCTCCTGCTGTGTCAGTGGAGACTTGCCGCAAGACTTGCGGATATTGTACTCAGTCATGCTCAATTTTATGCTCTGCCTCATTGATCTCTCTCCCTTCTTCTCTCATCAGATAGTCAAGTACACGTTTTACCTCTTCCGGTGTAGGATCTCCCGGATAATGTATATCCATGCCCCTATATTCCCCGCTAAGGTCACAAGGCAAAACAGTACTATCACTATCTGTGTCATGTTTGTCTTTATCCAAATAATCATTAAACAGCCACCCCATACCCAGAGCTAATACCACCAGCGGTAGTGCGATAAAGCATAAGCCTATCAGTAAAAGCCCTTTATCCATACTCCACACTCTCCTTATCTCTTCTTAGTTGCTCTCTTGGTCACAGACTTGCCATGCTTAGGCTCAATATAGTGGTCATGTCTGGTCACAAAGGAGCCATCAGGTCTCTTAGTCATGATCCTGTAGTCAATGGTTATGTTCCTGTTCCTGTTCATAAGCTTGTATCCTCCTTTTTAGTCTTGATATCTGGCTCATAATGAGCACATCTCTCATCTGCATAGCAGAATAAGTTACTGTAGTTGGGATAAAAGGTGCATACATCATCATGGTCCCACACCTCATTGATTATCCTCCACTCCGAGTGCTTACACTTGATGATAAAGCCCTCTGCATCTCTCATGTGTTCACCTCCTCTCCGGGATAGATCAGTATAGGTCTTATCCTTGGTCTGCCCTTAAAGGACCTTGCTACTGTCTTATGGCTGCAGTGCAGAGCCTCTCCTATCTGATACTGTGTATATCCCTCACACCACTTGGTGTATGCCCATTCTCTCTCTTTTCGGGACAAAAGCCCCTCACCTTTTCTGTAATGCATCTCCATACCTCCTATATCCTGCTCAGAGGACAGTTGACACACTTGTCCTCCAGCATGTGCTCATGTGCTTGATCTGGGTCATCATAGTCCAGCCGATAAGCTAAGGGCCACCTACAGTACTCATCACACATCTCCTCAATTATCTTTTCCATAACTTGTGTTATTGTTTGTTGTTTTGCCATATTAGTCCTCCTTGATAAAGTCCCAGATATCCAGCTGATACTTGGGCTTGTAGTAGTGACACCCGCATGAGATGTTAGTGGGTGTCCCAGCTCTCCAGTTGGCACAAGCTGTGCCCGGACAGCAATATTTCCATATATATCCTGTGCGCTCATTGACCTCAGTCCATGCTTGTGGTGCTTTCTCATACTCACACCCGCCACAGCCTTGGTGTCCATCAAAATATCCCATCACCAAGCTACCGCTATGTCATATACCTCAGGATCTGTGGTATGGGTATCCAAGATGATGCCCTCTCCCAAGGATGTCTGTACTCTGCTGTATCTGACCTTTGACGGATGTGCAGCCACTATCACCCAAGGGCCATACATTTTGACACCCCGCTCATCCACATGATACAGATCTGTCATACCTATGGCCTGATCTGCCCGGTTGATGACTCTGCTCATGTCAAGGTTGTACCAAGTCTCTACATGGTCTCCATAGGCTATCCTGCCCGCCTTAGCTGTCAGAATTAAAGCGCTCATCATTGTAATAGCTCTCAATATACCTCTTCTCATATACTTGCCCTCCTTTGTCACTGAATATCAGTGTCATATCTGATGCTCTCCAGCCTTTAAGCTTGCCGGTGATCTTGTCCCCTTCCATATACTTGTCACAGTATCCATCAGGGACTGTCCTCTCCCTACCTCTGAATATCCTGCTGTGTCCGGTTATCCCTATATAGTTGCATCCATGCTCTACCACTCCGGACATAAAGATGCAGGTCTCACAGAGCTCAGGGTTGATTTTTCTCAACTTTGCCATCTCAGCTCCACCCCTTCTATGGTTTGCAGTGCCTTAAATATCCATTTAAGACATAGCTGCATGTACTCATACTCACACTGGCTGTATTTGCGATATTTGACATCCATAGCATGTACCTGTCTCCACCACAGATCCCAGTCAGTGCTCTCCTTATTGATGTGACACTGGAGGATCTTCTTACAGTCCTCCAAGATCTTTGCTTTTACCTCCAAGGTATGTCCTCCTCATCTACCGGCATAAAGTCCTCCTCAGCCTCCTGCTCTGCCCACTCTGTGGTCCACTTGTACTTGATGACCTCAGTCTGTTCATTGAGCATCCTGCGGGACTCCTGCTCATACCACAGCGGGATAAACTCATCCTGTATGCCCGCCTCTCTGTCCTTTGCTATCTCTATCACGTTTGTGCCCTTAAACAGCGGGACATCTTCCTCCTTTGTGCCCTTCTTACAAAACTCATCAATATATCCCTTCTTAAAGTCATGGTTGACTCTGTGGACTATAAAGGCCGAGTCTATAAGGTTAGCTATGTTTGCGGAGCCTGAGATATCCACAAGCCTCAAAAATGTGGCTGTTTTCCTTGGATGTGCCACCAAAGCAATGTGACAGTTGTACTGTTTAGCCAGAGTTGTCAGCTTTATCATCAAAGTGGTCTGAGCTCTGTACTCATTGCTGTCTATCTCCTGCACATTTATGGTCATGAGGTTATCCAGCACCACCAGATCAGGAGTCTCCTGCTGTATCTTGGTTTCTATTTCTGACATCAGCTTTTCATAATCTGAGCCATAGGAATTGTTGTAGATATATATTCGGTCAGATATCCACTGTGCTATCTTGACCTTGATGTCATCCGGGACAAACCAAAAGGTACTACCCTCTTTTGTGACCTCTTTGACATATTGCTTGCCAGCAGCTTGTTGTATCAGCCACCTTGTAAAGCGCTTATCAGTCAGCTCTCCGGAGTAAAACAGGACATTGTGGTCATCATTGACAGACTGCAGGGCTATCTGTGACAGGATAGTGGACTTTGCGGAGCCTCTCAGACCGCTCCATACACTGACTCCACCCTTCATAAGGCCATGAGTTTTGCGGTCTATAACCTCTATATGAGTCTTGATATACTCATTGTCAGGAGTAGGCTTGGCAATGACATCTGAGACCGTCTCCCATATAGGACCATTCTCAACATTGATCTCCTTTTTGGTCTTGTTGCGGTTGTGTTTTTTCCACCCTTCCTCAATGGCTCTGTCAAAGGCCTCATTTGCCTTGTCATAAGCATCCGGCTCAAAAAGTACCCTGACATCCTGCCAGTGCTTACCTTGACAGCTGTCATGCAGACACTTAAAGCCTATTGCTCCACTTGGCTGCTTAAGGATCATGCTATCCGGTGCCTTATGGTTAGGATCAAAGGGACACTGGTCAAGGACATACTTGGTATATCCGTCTCCGTCTTTGACTGTGTACCTCAGACCATGACTCCTCATCCAGTCCTCTATGTCAAAGTCTCCCGGAGCATAGTTGTTATATTTGGCGGGCCTGATCTCCTCCTCTTCTATCTCAGAGGCAAGCTTTTCAAGGTAGATCTTCTTGGTCTGCTTAAGCTCTTTGACATCTCCGTCTATTCGGGCCATTCTGTGAGGCCGCTCCTCCGTATTAGAGCCCTTTTGTGCCATAGTGCCGTATAGCTTACAGATCCTGCTTGGGTTAAAGTTTGCGGTATCGACCTTGACCACATCATTAGAGAACATTGCAGACAGTGCCTTGAGGCATCTCTTGACCAGCTTGACATTCTCCTCATTGTTCTGCAGTCCTATCCTATATAAGAGGTGGTATCCATTCCCGCTAAATGCCTTAACAGGCTCCTCAAACCCTACACCCTTAAGGTAGACATACACTCTCTGCGCCAGCTCCTGCGATGCATCAAGCTCCTGCCCTGTACTGGATATCCCTGCCGGTCTCTCCGGATCAAGGTCTACAAAGAGCCAGTCAAGTGCCTCTATCTCCTTATCTGAGGTTGTATTTTTAACAGCCAGGAGCCTGTCAGCTTGTTGCCTACTGTACAGAGCATCCATAGGCTTGTTTAGTGTGATATATGTATTTGTATTGCGGAGGTCTACTGTCTCAAAAGCCTTTATCAAGGTATCTGCATCCTTGAAATATCCGCTTATGGGCTTGTTGCCTCCCATGATCCTGACCTCAAAGAGCTCTCCATCTGCCTTGAGCTGGGTGATAGCTTTCCGGAGCTCAGTCTCATTTATCAGGCCATCATTCCTCATAGACTATCCCTCCCTTGCCAGAGTCAGAAAAAGGAGCTTTTTTCTTTATTTTCTTATCTTCATTCTTATTACATTCTTTATCATTATTGTTTGTGTGCATCTGCTGTACCTTCTGATGTGCACCTGTTGTACCTTCTGCTGTACCTTTTGTTGTGCGCTCACCCTTTGAAAAGTCTTGATAAAGGCTGTAATTTACAATAGTTATGAGCAGTCCCCTATTTGTTACCTCAAGGTAGATCATGCCCTCAGACTCAAGTAATCTCAGGTATTTCATGACTTTGCGCCTGTTCCAGCCCCATCTGTTTGATAATTTGATAGATGATGTCCACTTTTGGCCTCTTTTGATGTTGATCTTCTGGAGGCCCATAATAAAAGAATTGTCTTTATGATTAGCCATGAGGACCAGATCTATCCAGGCTGAGCGGGAGTCAAATGGCTCCTCATTATCCAGCCACATAGTGCTGTCCTCTATTTTTCTGTAAAGTTTTATAAAGCCTCTCTGCATATCTATACCTCTCCCAGTATTCTCAGGATCTCCTTGCCGGTGTTCTTCCGATGACAAAACTGAATATCTACAGCATACTCATCCCGGATAGTACATAAGCTCTTGTACAGAGCCCTGCCTGTGGTGGCCCTTGGGTTTTTCTTCAACCTTGGGTTATCCCACCACCAGACATCCTCTAAGCAAGTTATCCCCGGCTCCTCGATAAGGAGCACCAGCCGACCATCAGCCCTCATAAGCTCATCTCTAAATCTGATGTGCTGTTTGCTGCAGATGTTCCCACACACCTCCAGCAGACTCTTTTTGGTGTCAATGCTTATGGTTATAAGCTCTTGCAGGTCTTTTTTATGGATAGCCTCCGGACCTTTTACATCTATCAAGGCTTGTATGTCATCTGTCACCCTGATGTAGTCTCCAAATGGTATCCTCAGAGGGAGTAGGTGTGCTCCCTCCTGTACCATCTGTGAGTGCTTGCGCTGGTTAGAGGCTCCATGAGTACCTGTCAGCTGGTTTTTATCGACTCCGACCACCATCACTCAAAAGGGATCTCTTCATCAGCATTGGGATCTATTTTCATAAAACCATCCCCTGATCCTGATGATCCTGATCCTGAGCCAGATGATGATGATGTACTGGGCTTGTTTGCCTCATACTTCTCAGCGGGTATAAGCTGGTCTCCTGCCCTGTTGTAGTCACAAAACCACCTGATCTTGCGTTTCATCTTGGTCTCTCCGTTATAGGTCTCCTCTACTGCACCATAGACCACACCTATCTTTTTGTTTTTGAATTGTGCAGCAAAGTCCTCACCCCACTTGATCTTGTCCTCTGTGATACCGTTTGAGTCAGTGTAGGCTTTCATAAAGGACTTAAAGCCCTTTGTACAAGATCCTGCTCTCTCTGTGGTGATGTAATTGACAGCCTGGTTGGGATATTTCTTGTCAGGCCTGACATCCTTCTTAAACATCTCCGTAAAGTAGCCCGCCTGTGCATCCTTTTTGTCAAAGTCAATACTGACCACTATCATGGGATCTCCATTTTTGTCCTCTCTCTCCGAGACATTTTTGATGACCGCATAGTGTCCACCCAGCTCTACCGGAGTAAAGTCTCCACCTACCTGAGTGTTTTCATAATTGTTGGGTTTCTGCATAGTTTAGTCCTCCTTGTTATCATTATCTGTCCATCCGTAAAACTCCCGGATAGTGTCATCTACCAGCTTGAGGTTGTTGTCTATCTCAGCATCCCCAAACATGTCCTCAGGTGTCTTGGTGATGTCATAGCCATCTGTGGCAGTCCTGAAAAAGTGTTTGCCCTCATCAGACATGCACCTCAGGCATATTGTGACCATTCCCTCAAGACAGACCTTGTTATCTATGAGCTTACCTATGGTCTTGATCTTGGTCTCACCCATGTCAGATGTGTCCTCATGGAAAATGATGTAGATGATGACATCCTCAGGCAGTTCCTTTTTGATCCTCTGCACCAAAAAGTACATATTATCAGCTATGTCATCATACATATCAAAGCTGGCATTGCCCTTTTTGTTGCGGTGATTGTCCATAAAGTGGTGAGTCATCAGATACCCGGCATCATCAATGACTGCTGTCTTACATGGCATCTTTTTGAACTGCTCAATAATGGTATCAATCTTGTCTGTTTTACAGACATACTTAAAACTGTTTCGGAAAGGTAAAGTCTTGCCCTCTATGTTGACCAGCAGGATCTCCTCCGGGTCAAAAAACTTAAGTGATCTGCTCTTACCTGCTCCTGACTTACCATAAATAAGTACTGGTACACCCATGTTTATCCTCCTCTCTTAGCACTCCGGTATGACATAATAGGCCTTATTAACAGGGTCATACTGAGCCTCATGATCTCCGGTATATCTTTCATAGGGTTTAGCTTGATCCTCCTCTATAGATATCCTTATGTAGCGCCTTTTTGCAGAACTACCTGCTGTAAACTTATAACCACTATGAGGATCAGTTCCTATAAGATATAACCGCTCATACTCATTGTTTTTAACTATGCCTACAGTGATATAAGAGCCTATACTCTCAGCTATTTCTGTACCGATAGAAAAGCATAAAGATTTTGTTATCCTATGAGCCTCACTATTCCTCACAATAGACACATAAATATCTGATTTTGCCTTAGTGTTGCTCCCTCTGTCGGTCTTTTTCTTAAAAAAAGTACCTTTTGTCAGGTCAAACTGCACTGTAGGCTCCTTAAGTGCTTGAAAGTTTGGATAAGTTTGCTGTACTCGACCCCTTGCATTTCTGTTTTTTCTACCCATGTCTGCCCTCCTTACTTGATAACTATGTGCTTGCCACGCTCACCAAGGTGAGCCCAGTCACACTCATTGTCCTTGAGATACTCCCTGATCTTGTCATTGTCAGGCTCCACTATGACCTTGGTCATGTTCTGAGGTACCTCTCCTGTGATCTCCAGCGGAGCTACTCCTCCATTCTTCTGCAGCTTGATGGTAAAAGCTCCTGCGGGCATCTCAGCCATGTCATTAGCCTCCATAACTATCTGCAGGGCCTCTTTCATGCGCTTGATGTTGTTTTTCCGGACCTTTGCCTTGTCAGCAAATGCCTTGGATATCTCCTCAGCCTGTTTAGCCTCCATATCAAGCTGCTTAATGACTTGCACATAGCCTGTGCTCTTGACCTCAAGCTCTCCCTTGAGTGCCTCAAGAGTGTCCTCAAAGATCTGAGGATCTACCTCCGGATCAGCTGCCAGCATATACAGCTCCTGCATCTCCCCTGAGATGTCAAATAGTGTGTTGTTTCCCATTGTTTCCTCCTTTACTTTTCCAAAATCTCCAGTACTCTCTCACAAAAGTCCAGATACTCCTCCTCTACAGCTACCCTGCCTCTCATAAACTGGCTGAGAAAAGGATCGTTATAGCGGGCCTTGTCCTCTGTGATGTGTGTCTTGAGTATTGCCTTTTTGTCTGTTAGTAGTTCCTTGAGTTGTTCCATTATTTCCCCTCCGTAATGATGGTGTTGATGTAGTCTAGTGACTTTTGTACTGTTTCCTGGTGATTATCTACAGCTGACTTGATGATGGTGTATATCTCATCTGCATCCATAGCCTCCACCATTTTGTAAAGCTGTGACAGGTGCCTATCTCCATAGGTAGGATCATCTGTAACCTCTTGCAGGACTCCCTGATCTACTATCCGCTCAATGTCATCCATGAGCTTGTAGTTGATAAAAGGCCCATCATAAGCGCTCATTTCAGATAGCTCCCTATAATCATTCCCAGCCCTACTGAGAAAATGACTGCACATGCTAAGAATGAACCCCTGCCGGATGTAATATGCTCAGCCATGCCGGCACATCCCGCTATCCAGATCATCAGTCCATAGCCATACAGCTTGTCTGTACCCTTATCCTTGTCTCTCCTCATACCTCTTGCCTCCTTGTCTGTGCAAAGCTCTCTATCTGGGTGTCATAAATGTAGTAGGTCTTGCGCTTGCCCTCTCCGGTCCATGTTGCTCCGGGTATTCTCTGCAGGGTTATCAGCATCCTGACCTCTTGCTCACTTGCCTGTAGCATCTGCGCTGCTTGTTTGATAGTTAGTCTCTTCATATCTCTGTGTCTCCATCAGCCAAAAATGTCAGCAGGTCAACTCCCAGCGCCTTGCAGATCTTGTAGTAGTCAATGCAGTCTACTGACTTTCTGCTACCAGTGCAGATGTCGGACATCACTGCAGCGGTTATGCCTGTCTTGTTACAGACATAGGCTTGCTTGATGCCGTTATCTCTCAAGTACTGGCCTATCTTCTTGCCTATCTCCATGTGTGCCTCCTTTCTGCTGTACTATATTTCCGTACCCTGAGGGTAAAAAAATATCCTATCTTAATGTCTCTCCGGCCTCAGTCAGCTCAAAAAACTCAACACCCTTATACTCAATGTAGTGGCATACTGACTTAGCTGTGTGTGGCTTGGTCTTGATCTCCAGCCCTGCCGCTCCTGCTAACAGCGGGAGCCCTCTGTATACATGAACCTCATCAAGTGTGGTGGGTACCCATGAGCAGGTCTCTATCTGATGAGTGTGTCTCTCTGTGACCTCATCATAGGTACCTATGCCGATCATATCCGGGCTCCCTTCAAAAATGTTTTTTACAGCATCCAGCATGTATACCTTGTCATCCATCCAGTCCAGGATGAGCTGAGTATCATACTCCACCTCCTGCTTGTTTGTTGTGTTAAATACTGCATCCTTAAGTCTCTTTGTCATTTTGTTTCCCTCCTTATACATTTGATATTGCCCAAACTGTCTCTACTATGGTAAACCAAAAATGCCTCATGCTTGCCAGCCCTCCTCTTGATCCCAGTACTCTGTCCAGACTCCATCCACCTCAGGTTTTTCATTGCACCATGCCATCATGTTGCTGTACTCATCATCTGAGTAACAATCAATGGTAAAGCTGCTGATGTTGTCTACTCCATGGATTTTGTAAAGTGCTTGTCTCTTTCCTGTCATTTTCTTACCTCCTGATCTTTATCCCCATGATGTTGTGTACGATCTTTCCGTACCACCTACGGATAGTATAGTACGATAATTCCGTACAGTCAAGAAAAATTTTGCAAAAAAGTACAATTTTTTCGTACACTTGCCGATAAATATGATAAAATCAAAGAAAAACGTCAATAATTTGCTTATGGAGGTGTTATATGTTTGATGACAAAGAATTGAGACAGATTATAGCTGCTAATTTGCGTCAGTTCCGGGAGGAGCGGGATCTCAGCCAGACAGATCTGGGCAAGATCATAGGAAAAGCCAAGACCACCATATCCACCTGGGAGAGAGGTGAGTCAATGCCTGATGCAGCCATGTTGTACAGACTGGCTACATACTACAACAAGACCATTGACATGATGTATAAGAATAATCAGAAAAAGGGAGGCGCATCATGAGGAGACCAAATGGCTCCGGTCATATCACAAAGCTGGGAGGTAACAGGCGCAAGCCTTATGCTATCCGCAAGATAGTAGGCTGGACTGATAGAGGTACACCTCAATATAAGTATATCTCCTATCATAAGACCAAGAGAGAGGCCGAAAAAGCTCTAAATAATTACATGGAAGATCCCTACACACTTGTCAACAAGACTCTCAAGGATGTGTATGAGGAGTGGTATGCCCTGCGGGAGCAGGACAAAGCAGAAAATACTCTGATAAATTACAGATCATCATGGAACCAGCTCAAGCCTCTGCATGACAAAAAGATAGCCCAGCTTGATAGGTTTGAGCTCCAGAGATTTTTTGATAGTCTTGATCTGTCTGAGTATTCCATGAAAAGGGCACTAAATCTGCTTAAGTATCTGTTTGACTATGGTGCTAAAAGAGGCATCCTGCCCATGACAGCCCTCAACTATCACAAGGTCATTGATCTCCGGCCTAAAAAAGAGACAAGAGTAAACCCTCACACCATACTGACCAAGGAGGAGCTGGAGGATCTATGGGCTCATAAGGATGATGATACTGTCAGGACCATACTGATATATGTATACACTGGCCTCAGATTTTCGGAGCTAAAAAAGCTCAGGCCGTCTAATATACATGAGGACTATTTTGAGATAAAACAGGCAAAGACAGAGGCTGGCAATAGGATAGTACCCTTATCAGATAAGGTAAAAAGCCTCCTGCCCGCCCCTCCTATACCGTCACACACCACATTTATCACATACATGCAGAAAATACTGCCGGAGCATACACCACATGATACTCGGCACACCTTCATGTCTTTAATGGCCGAGGCAAAGGTTGATGACAGGATAGTCAAGGCTATTGTGGGACATAAGCCCACAGATATCACAGAACACTACACACACTTTTCTCTGGAGACGTTACTTGAGGCTGTAAATAAGATATAAGCTTGTCGGAGAGTGCGTAAGAGAGTGCGTAAGAGCATAAAAAAATAACAAGCGCTATTAAGGCCTGTTAAAAGCTAGTAAAATTAGGCACTTGCCTGTGGTTGATACCCTGTCCCTATTCCTTGTAAGAATATACAGATTATGTAGCCACAAGCATTTGCCCATTTTTTGTAAGAGAGTATGCAGTGCAGTACTACACCACATATATATTTTTACTGTTTTTACCGCATATCCAGCCACTGGGTATCCGGAGCCAAGTGCATGTGCCCACCTCCCGGATCTCCTTGACAGTGACCTTAGTGCCTCTCCTGAGTATAGCATTGCCGGAGGGCCCTGTAAATGAGTGAGCCTTTGCATCAGCAGATATCTTGTCTATGGACAGGAACTCTCCGTTGGGATCTTTGCGGATATTAAGATCCTGCTGGGTGGTGTAGGTCTGTCCTATCATCCACATCTGAGCAGGTATCACATAGTCCTGCTGGTCATAGATCTGTAGGTTGCAGCTCTGGATGATGTTGATGATCCTGCTGACATACTCAGGTCCTGTGGCATATCCACCTGCTACTATGGCTGTGATAGACTGTGCCGGTGTTTTCCTGTTCAGAGCATTTTTATACCTTGAGCAGTGACAGAGCATGTCCATATAGTCCTCTGTAGCATCTGAGATGTTATCATAAGCTCTAAACCAGTCCACTATCTTTGTGGCTGTTTTACCGTCATAGTACTCTGTGGTCCCTGTCTTGTAGGCCGCACCTTTCCATGCAGTGCCAAACTTATAGGCACTCTTGCCAACCTTGACACCATACAGGGCATTAGCCTTGACCATTTTTGCTGATGTGCCCCAGCCACTCTCATGCGCTGCCTGTGCTATAGTCACAGAGGGATAGAGCTTATGGTCATGCTTTACGGCCTGAGCCACAGCTATAGGTGCCACCATATTGATAAAAGTGATCTGCTTTTTAGTCATCACTCTGTCCTTTATTGTACTGGTAGACACTGATGCCGAAAATAGCACCAAGGAATGTAGCCACCAGTGATATGGTCTCTACTACCTTAAAGGTATCAAAGCCATAGACCTGTCCTAAGCCACTGATGAGTGCTATGGTAGGAGCCACACACACTGTCAGCACCCATTTGAGCACGTTATACCACTTATCAGGCAAAATCTGTTTCATATCTTCCACTCCTCTCATGATAGATCTATCACTAAGCCACCATCATCCGGGACATCCGGAGGCATCTCATCTCTCCTCATCCTTGCACCTGCTCCATGATAAAGTCCTTAAGCTCCTTATGCATTGCCTTGATCTCTCCATTGCCTATGTCTGACTTGACCAGAGCCTCAAGTATAGCATCCTGTGCCCTTAAACACATACACATCATAGCCAAGAGCTGCTGTATCCTTGCATCTTGGTCATTGAGCCGCCCATCGTACCTCTTTACTATCTCTCCTCTTTCAGAAAACACATCACTAAGGCCCTTATCCCATGCATCAGCCTTATCCTCTATAACCTTAGCGGCATGATCCCACTTTTGCTTGCGGTCATGATCCTCATCAGAGGTCTTTTTTATCTCCATTATCTTCTTAAACCCCTCAAATAGTATTATTATGACCGCTAAGCCCTGCATAATATAAGCAAAGGTCACATTTGCAATATCCATAGTACTCTCCTCTGTACTGTTATTCCGTACCCAGCGGGCAAAAAAATTTATATTACATACTTTTTATGTGATACAGCCACATCCTCTTGAGATGTCTCAGCATATATCTGTGTAGTGTTCACACTGGAATGTCCCAGCATCTTCTGCACCTGTGTTATAGGCATGCCGCTCTGCAGTGCAAGTGTAGCTGATGTATGTCTCAGTATATGAGGTGTCAGCTTGATATTGAGCTTTTTACTCATATCTCTAAACATAGCCTCTACACTGCGGGTGCTCAGCTTGTTATATGGCCTGTACTCAGATATAAACAGGTACTCACTGTCTCCCTTGCGCTCCTTGAGATATTCCTCCAGGGACAGCTTAGCGGAGTCATTGAGGTACACAGTGTTATGCTTTTTACCCTTGCCTATGATCTCAATGGTGCCCTTGTTGGTGTCCATATCCGTAAAGCGCATGTTGACAAGCTCACTCACTCTGCATCCTGTGGAGTACAGCACATCTACTATGGCAAGGTCTCTCTTGGTCTCACAGGATCTCCGGACCTTTTCCAGCTGCATCCTTGTCAAGGATCTCCTGGGCTCTGTCTCCCATTTGATCTCCTTGATAGTCTTGCAAGGGTTTTTAGTGATATATTCCTCATTTTGGCACCAGTCAAAAAAACCATTAAGGATCTGTCTAAACTTATCCAGAGACCTGTCAGAGATGCCTCTCCGCATCTGATACTCAGCCAAAAAGAGCCTTATCTCATTTGTGCAGACATCCTGTGGCACCCTCCGTACATGCTCAAAAAAGAGCCTGAGCCTGTTAGCATACAGCTTTATGGTCATATCTGAGGCTCCCTCAAGCTTTTTAGAGGACAGATACAGTCTCACAAGCTTGGGTATCTCATCATCCACCACTGCAAGGGCTGTCACCCGCTCAGTGACAGTGTAGTTAGCCGCTACCTTATCCAGTGCAGCCATGATCTGGTCGATCTCAATACTGGTAAAGCTCTGCTCCAGATCCAGCAGGAGCTCATTCCTCATGTGCTCATACATATTATATACCTCCTTTGTCTGTACGGCAATTCCGTACTTGTACAAAGGAGGATAAATTGTATACAGGCATACAGCAAGATGTATGGCATCATGTATACAGTATTTTTTGCTGATCAACCTTTGCGGTTACGTTTCAGTAAACGAACAAGTTATGACCAAATATCAGTAATGAACGCGCCTAAAACAAAGGTTTTATTTGTGTTATTTGATATTTGCAATTTTCCGTTTGAATATGACGCATAGTTACTTACATTCTGATAAAAGGTACATACACCCTCTTTTACTTCCCCGTGTGCGTATGACCAAGTATTGTCGCCTGCATACACCGCAAAATATCCGTCTGTTATAGTATATTGCTTTGTCTGACTTGCCGATATATTTGCGGTTTGATATGAATATGCACTCCCACCCCCACCGCTTGATATTACAGGCATTTCATTAAACATAATAATCTCCTTTTATCGTTGAACCAAGTTTACAGGCAACCCATAAACAGGCTTTTATAATCCATATCCTTATCATTCTACCTATAAGTGATATTATTCTCATAAGCACCTCAACTTTTGCGATTACCGTTTAGTTACTCTCACTGTTATCCCTCACAGTACAGCCTGTCTGGACAGACTGTACCGCTTTATGGAGGTATAACAAAATGAAAGTATTAGCCTTCTGTGTTGGGCTCCGGAGGCTCCGGTGCTACATAGGTGCTATCAAAGTCACTGAGGATCTTGTTGCCATAGCTGTCATAAAGGATAACCGATGCAAAGTCATTGCTGTCCTTGATGATGCTGCCCATGTTTGAGTAGTATGCCTGTTTTGCCTCAGATACTGTGGCATACATGCCTACCATTTTATACTCCCAGTTTCCTGATGCCTTGTACCTAAAAGCTCTGCATACAAAGTATTTTGTTTCCATAATCTCTCTCCTTTTCTTATTTGATTATTCTAAGATATACTGTAGATCCGTTGTCTGCGTTTGTATCATAGGTTATGGACATGCTGGATGTCCCTGCTCCGGATATAGTATTGATAGTTGCATAAGGGTTGAGCTCTGTGCTTGATCCTGTGAGCCATGCAAAGGGCTTGTATGCCCACCCTTTAGTATCATCCAGTCCGGAAAAAGTAAATTGACCATTTGATACCGTTGCTGTGGTTGCTTTCCATGTATCTGTATCAATATCAGCCACAAGCGGAGATGAGCCACTTGATGATGCATTGTACGTTGCTACAGGCACATTATTATGCTGGATAGTCAATGTTCCAGTATATACTGTGGGTATTAGCGGAGTGCCTGTGACGTTTGTATAGGCTATTTTTCCGGCTGTGCTCAGATTTTGAGTCTTAACCTTAAGGTCATTGTCTACCACCCACTTGCTGTTAGTGTTGTCATATTTCATGTATGAGCCTGATGCAGCTCCGGAGACATCCGTATCTGTCAGAGCGGCATAAGTTGTGACACCTGATGCAGGTGTTGCCCATGTAAAGCCTCCTGATCCGTCAGATGTTGCCACCTTACCACTTGTGACTGCTGCTGCTGGGAGATCCATAAACTTATTATCGGCCTCAGTTTTAGTATAAGCATCTGTAATGCCATATCCCGCCAGAGATGTAGCTGCATCTGCCTTACCATTAAGAGTTGCGTATGTGAGGGTGACTGTGCCATTTGTGACACCTGCAGCGGCATCCACATATCCATGATTATTAGGATCATAAGTGGCTTTTGACATGTCACCTGTACCTGATCCATCAGCACCATCCTGTACTACACCCACTGTCTCTGTAGTACCGTCTGAGTATGTAGCGGTCACAGGATGACTTTTACCTGTTCCGGACATGGTTATGGATGTCACAGATCTACCTGCCGGTCCTGTAGATCCAGCAGGTCCCTGAGGTCCTGTAGGACCCTGTATACCCTGTATAGTTGCTATGTCTCCGGTCCTTGAGCCATCTGATAAGGTCAGATAAAAGGTACCGTCTCCATTGTCTACCGCTCCGGTGACTGACTCACCCTGTACACCTTGGATGATGCCCTTGTCAGCCCATGCTGTACCCTCAAGCTTAAACAGGTGCCAGGTGCTATTATTGATATATACAGCACCATCTGAGTAGCCTGTAGTGGGACTGGCTGAGCTAGTGACATCAGTACCGACACCTACACCATCCTTGACAAGGTTGTAGTCCTCCTCAAAGAGCTCTATCATAGAGCCTCTGACCTGCTCACCGTACACAGCATTTCTTAAGTTAGCAATGTTTTGAGCATGTGTTGCCATTGTTATCTCCTCTCATTTAATAATCTTGTGAGTTTATATATGTGACTATTCCGTTAGTTACACCAAGTCCAAAAGCCTTGCGCTGTACTGTATCTACCCATGAGATAACTCCTGAGGCTCCGTCAACATTGTTTATTTTTAGATTAGAGCCAGTTAGTGATATAGTGGAACCGCTAATATCTGTAGGACTATTAGATGTCCCTACAGATGTGCTAGTACTACCAGTGAGGTATGTGTATTTGCCACTTATTGAGGTCATATAGTTGGACTTTACCTCAGCATTGTACTCACCTTTGACTATTGTGGTGGCATTTGACTCTACTGTTAGTGTCGGATAGTCACTTATAGGCTCAACATAGTGCAAATGTCCATTGTATGCGCTATTGCTACCCCAGAACATCTCACAGCCGCTGATAGTACCCGCTCCGATCCGCTCAGCCACTATCTTGCCATCATTTGTCAAAGCAATAGGTATGGAGCTTGTAGGCCAAGGATCTGATGTGCTATTACGTTTCAAAAAGCCAAGGCCGTTGTATGACCATCTCCACCTGCTGGTAGATAGATCTATTGTCCGACCATTGCAGATATTGATAGCCTCAATATAGTCAGCCTTACCATCACTGTCATAGTGGTACTCATTGACCACATATCCTCCCTGTGTCTCACTCAGGAGCATATCCAGTGCTTGAGCCTTTGACTCCTCCATGAGGGTATATGTCTGCGGGATATCATCCCTGACCTGTGACACAGCATCGCTCACTTGGCTTGTATATGACTTGCTGGTCTCCGTATTGCTGAGCACTATGCTATTCTTTGATAAATCATTGAGGTATATGGTCTTTTTCCTTACCGGGAAAGTGGTATCCATGTTATAGGGCTCTGCCCATGCATGTACTGTGTCTCCCACCTCAAATGACTCTATATCACTATTGAGCAGTGCCAGATCTACCGCACTAAGGTCAAGCTCAAGCTTGGCATATTGTGCATCTGTGAGCCACTGCTCTGCCTTAGCCTTGAGATTTTCCGCTACTGTGACATCATCCCAGTTTTTTACCACTCTGACCCAGCCAAAAGTATTGACTGCAGACTGGATGTATACAAAGTCATCATTTGTGTTGGCATGATAGCTGTCTGTGGTAGTCCCTTTTATGGTCAGATACTCATCAAGCCCCTCTATGGCATCAGCTGTCCTGTGATCCTCATCAAACCTCACACCAAGAGGTATGACACAGGTGGCTATATCATTAGCTGTATAGTTTGCGGAGTAGTCCAGCATGTTCTCACCAAACTGTATCTCTTGTGTGCAGTAGTTACCATACGCACTCAGAGGGATAAGGTCCAGATATCTGACTCCGCTCACTTTCCTGATCTTGAGATATCCATTGAGGGTGTTGCATAGTTTCTCCCGGATATCTGTCAAAGTGTCCTCTCTGTTCGTAAAGTGATATATGTACCCATTAGGATCTGTCACAAGGACATTGCCCATCTGGAACTGTTTGCGGGTCTCCACTTGATTATTATGGTTTGTCAGCAGGGCACTAAACATGTCAGATATGGTACCTTGATACTTTGCCTGAGGCTGTATGCTGTCAAACAGATAAGCAAGCTCTCCCACTGCGTATATATGCTTGGTAAAGTCAAAATTTTGTGTTACCTCTCTGACCTCTCCAGAGAATATCTCCACACCATCCTTAAGCACTGTGATGATCCCGCTCCGGAGCTGCTGACCATTGTCAAAGTCAGTGTACCTCATGTTGTTTTGAGGTATATCACACTCAAAGGAGCCCGCCTCATTGAGTGCAGTCTCCAGCTTGGAGTTGATTATCGAGTAGCTGTCATCATTGGGATAGTACAGCAGGTTGTCATTGAGATAGACCTCATAGATCATAAGTACTTGCTCCTATATGCTATGGATACTCTGCCCTGTCCTACCAGTGTGATAGTGGTAGCTGTGTCTCCTCCCGCCTTGATCTGCGGGAACCTATAAGTACCTGTCTGAGGCATATACAAGGTCCTTGGCGGGTTAGTATTGTATACAACACCGAGACCGGCACCAGCTTGTGTGACTATAAAGCTGGGACTTGTCAGCACACCACCCGCAGGTATGGTGGCTGTGGTAGTGCCATTGACCACTATATCTGCTGTACTGATGATCTGACCATCCGGGAACCTAAAAGGGTCCCACAGCCAAGGCTCATGTGTTGCTACCAGTGTGTACTTAAAGGGCTCTGCGGAGCCACTCAGCACCACCTTGCATGCTATCTTGGAGGACTTTTGACTATCTAAGTCAAGACGTACTACATAGTAGTAGCTTGGGTCATTGTCCGGTATCATCAGGATCTTTTTGCCATGTAAATAGTTAGCCAGCTTGTGTGTCATCAGAGGCCAGTCCATAAGGTCTCCAAAGTACACAAACTCAAAGGATAGACCCTTGCGGTCAGCATAGGGAGTGATGCCCGCTGCCTCTGTCAGATCTACCGAGCCATTAGAAAAGGGCAAGTCCACTGTCTGGACCTTTGGCTCCGGCATAGGGATAAACATGGTGAGCATCTTAAGCTTAAAGTCCTCAAACGTATGGACCGCTATAGTAGGGTCAGCTACATAATTGCTGATATCTGTATCTATGAAAGAAAGACCAAAAGTGCTCATCTATGCTCTCCTTACCGCAAATCTGCCGAGTGTATCATTGACTGAGGCCGCTGTGACCTGTCCTACAGCTCTACCATCCATGTAGACACCCATGCCCTCAAGTACCTGAGCCACTGCTGATGCAAGACCGCCATTAGTAGCCGCTCCTACATTACCTCCGGAGACATTTGCTGTGATGTTGCCCAGAGATGCTGTCACACCGTCTGCAAGGTTGTCCATATCCTCAAGACCTTCTGCCATACCCTCAACACACATCTCACCTATCCACTTGAACTTTTTGGAGGGTGATGCAATTCCAAAGAATGACTTGATAGCACCAAGGGCATTGTTGCAGAGGCTCTTGATCTTGCTGATAAGCCAGTCCTTTGCATTTGCTATGCCCTCTCCGAGACCTTTAATGAGGTTAAGTCCTGCCTCTTTCATCTTGGGCCATGCAGACTTGAGTGCATCCCAGATGCCTGTGATGATCTTGGGGATAGCCTTAAGGACCTCAGGTATGGCCTTGATAAGCCCCTCTCCCAGTGTCACCATGAGCTTGATACTTGCCTCAAGGAGCTTGGGAGCATTTCTTATCAGAGCCTCAACTATCTTGACTATGATCTCCGGGAGCTTTTCTATCAGCTTGGGTAAAGCATCTATCAGTCCCTGTGCAAGGCCGAGTATAAGCTCAATACCTGCATCTATAAGCATGTCTATGTTATCCAGCAGTCCATCTGCTATGGTGATAACCGTCTCAACTATTGCCGGTATAAGCTCAGGAAGAGCCTCAGCCAGTCCCATTGCAAGCTCTGCTATGATCTCCATAGCGGTCTGTATCAAGAGCGGGAGATTTTTGATAATATAAGTGCCCAGCTCCTTGATAATATCCATTGCCGCTTGCATGAGCATAGGGAGATTTTGGATAATAGCGGTTGCAAGTGCCTCTATGATTTTGGCGGCTGTCTGTGCGATCTGCGGCACAGCCTTGGCAATTCCATCAGCCAGCTTAGTGATGCCGGAGGTTATCATGCCAAGTCCTTTGTCAGAGTTGCCGCTAAATATCTCAGTTAGTCCAGCCATGACCTCTGTCACACTGGGCAAAAATTCTGCTGTCATATTGCGGGATACACCTTGGAGGGCTGTCTGCATATCCTGCAGCTGATCTTGGAAAGCTGCGGAGGCTTTTACAGCCTCATCAGACATGACACCACCAAGCTCTCTCACTCTGTCCCTCATTGCCTGAGTGTCCTCTGCGGAGGTATTGAGGAGGGCTCCCAGCTCTGTAGCGCCTCTACCAAGGAGCTTACCAGCCAGATATGTCCTCTCTGTTGTATCTTCTACATTTTGCAGTCCTGCTATAGTTGCCTCAAATAGATCCTGCTGAGACATGGTTTGCAGGTCTTTCTGTGTGATACCTATCTTTTTGAAAGCCTCATTACCTGTCTCAGCGGCATTTGCTAATGTTTTCATAGAGGCTTTCATGGACTCCATAGATGTGCCACTGTGTTGCATGACAGCATCCCACTCCTGATAAGCCTCTGCGGTCAGTCCCATTTTCTGGGACATTTTATCTATATTGTCACCATAAGCCGCTACATCTGTAGTGGCATCGACAAACTTTTTACTGACTACACCTACACCTACAGCAAGAGCACCCACTGCAGCGGTTGCTGTCCCCAGTGCTCCCTTGGCTACACTACCGACCTTTGACAGTCCGGTTGTTAGCCCGGTGTTATCCAGTTTAGTGTCAAATATTAAGGTACCGTCAGCCATTACTCTCCACCAAAGACCCTGCTGAACTCCTCAAGCTCTTGCTCCTCCTCATAGGACATCCTCCTGATCTCCCATGCCGATCTGAGGCGCTCATACTGGTCTACATTTTTGTTAGTCTCTCTCTTATATGCTCTGTATTGCATTACCTC